GTGAAATAAGCGATGATCTAGAAATAATAGAAAAGAAATTAGAAGAAGAATTATTAAATTCTAACGAAGAAAAAGAAATAGAAGAACGTTTTAATATAAATAAAGTTATGACACAGTTTGATTCGTATGTTAAAAAAATAATGACAGAAGGTTTAGGAAATATGGGACAAGGAGGTTTGTCTAATAGAGGTCCAGCCGTTACCCAAAATAATAATTCATCTTCAACAACAGTGAATCGTTCAACAACATCCTCACAAGCCAATTCTGCTAACAAAAACAATTCTGCACTTGATGTTGGTGCATATTTCAAAAATCAATCAACTGATTGGGATCGTGAAATGAAAATGCCGGAATTCCAAAATGCCGTAGCAGCACACTATGATAACATGATGTTAGATCCAAAAACTCCGCCACAAGAGCGAAATGATTTAATGATGAAAATTCAGAAAACTCCTGCTCTTCAAAAATATTTCCAGAATAGAACAAACCAACAAGCAAACTTAGGAGGACCAATTAATGTCTAATTTTGATTTATATATTTCTAAATTATTTCTGGAAGCAGAAAATCCAGAAGAAGATCAATCACAAAATCAGGAAGCGCCCGCTAACACACAAGAATCGCCTCCAGACGAGGGTGTTCCTCCAGAAGGTGAAATGCCCCCAGAAGAATTAGCCCCTGCTGAAATCGTTCCTCCAGAAGAATTAGAACTTGCTAAACTTGCAGTTCGCGCAATTTACTTTAATACTTCCAGTAAAGATGTTCATAACTTGAAAATGAAAGTCGGAGATCAGTTAATTCCTTTTGAAAAAATTCCTGATTATTTTGAAAAAACTAAAAAAATACTTCCTATTTTAGGATTTGTAGAATGGGCAATGGATCGTTATGAAGGAGTTAGTTCAAAATGGACGGAACAACCAGAATTTAAAGGGCAAAGTATTATTGAGAAAATTAAAAGTATGAATTCAGATTTGCCTGAAGAACAAAAACTAGACAATGGTAAAAGAGTTTACTGGACGAGAATTATATTAAACTGCTTGCTAAGAGGAAGTAGTAATTTTAATCTTAATATTTCAGATATAAATGAGAAAAATATAAAAGAAGTATTTCGATTAATGAAGCAAGAATTTGGTCGGGATACACGCGGCTTGCTAGGAAGCGAAGTTGATTCAACTGGTCCGGGAACTTTTTGATTGACTGGATTCTAGTGGTAGTGTAGATTAAATATAGTCATGACATTAACCAAAAAGAATAAACATTATGAGTATGATTTAGCAAAAGATGAATACACTTTTTTCACAGCTAAGAAGTTTGGTTCTGATTTGGTTTTTACAAATAGTTGCATTAATCAAATAATAAAATTATATTCAAAGTTCTCCGGAAATTTAACTTCCACAGAAATAGGAAATAAACTAGGAATATCATCCAAAGTAATTCAGCACATTTTGAGAGTCATGCACATAACACATGACTCTCTTTCTTTTACAGACGAATATATAAATTCCAAACCCGCAGAAGAAGTTGTTTCTGAAACTTTGGAATTTAAAAAGACGAAAATTGTAGAAAAACTTGAAAAGGTAGAATTTAATAAAATTAAAGAAAATGCCGAAAAATGGGAATTATTTGAACATAATTATAAGAATGTAATAGACAGTTTTCTCCAAAATTGGACACCTCCAAAATATTTTGCTCCTACTCTTAGTAAAGAACAAAAAGAATCAGATCAGGAATTAATTGTTGGTTGTTCGGATTGGCATTATGGATTAATTGCAGATGAACGCTATTTATATGCGCAAAAAGAATGGAATATTAGCGCAACTGAAAAAACGGTCGAAGATTATTCAAATCAACTGGTTTCTCATATAAAAGAAAATTCATACAAAAGAATTACATTGGCATTTCTTGGAGATTTAATTCATGGATTGGACGGATTAACTGATAAAGGTACAAAATTAGAAGCGCACCCAATTCAAGAAGCACAATTAGAAACTGCAATGAATTCGTCTTTGAAATTTATTCAGAACTTATTAACAGTTCATAATAACGTAAGAGTTTTGGCAGTTCCCGGAAATCATTCTAGTTTTGGAGATTATTTCTTATTGAAAATGCTTTCGTTAATTTTCCAAAATGATCATCGCATAACTTTTGAAATTACGAATAAAAGATTTTTAACTTTTAATGTTGGTCAAAACTTGTTCCTTTTGGACCACGGTTATTCAGCAGTTACAAAAAGTCGTTTGCCTGCACCCGGTTCTGGTCGAGAAAACTATATAAACAATTTGTTTATGACTAAACCAGAACAAATGCAAAATGCAAAAAGATTATACTATATTAGTGCAGATCAGCATCACATGGAAAGTTCTGAGTTAACTAATGTGGAGCATTATATGTTTTCTACATTAGTTGGAGGATGCCGTTATGCAGATAATTCTGGATATAAATCTCGCCCTCGCCAAAGTGCATTAGTAGTCACCGAAAAAGGAGTCACGCAATTTTTACATTTCTTCTTTGATTAATATGGAATTCTCGGATCTTTATAAAATGCTTTTAGGAGAAATGAGTGAGCCTTGGGATTCTTATGTTAATCCTATAACTACTGTTCAAAATAAATGGCAAGAATATAAACATGATTCTAAACAAATAGTTCCGTTCAAAACAATGTATGGGACAGAAATAGATGTATTTTTATATGATAAAGAAAAATTGAAAAGGCTTTTCTTTATAACAAATGACGTTCCGAGAGGAAATGTAGATTTTTATCTTTTAAAAGATGGCGGAATACAAATATATGAAACAATTAAAGGTGTGCCTTATGAATTTCACATGTCAGATGTTTTTAAAAATTATTTATTATTGAATTTTTCTTATATATTATCTTCTACTTTTCATACAAAAGAAGGATTCCATTTATACAAAAGATTAGCAAAAGATTCAGATATAAAATTGACTGTAGTGGATACTGATAAAGGAACGGAAATAATTTTAAATTCACCAGATGAATTAGATAATTATTATGGTACAGGCAAACGGAATTTTGTTTATAAAATATCTAAAAATAAGTTTACATAGATTAGAACAATAGTATAATGAAGTTATGCAATATTTAGCTGTTTTTAAAAGTCGGGAAAAATTTGTAGATCAGTACGGAGAATTAAATTATTTCCTATTTACAGAAGGAATTTCCTCAATTTCGGATGATAAAGCAGTTTTATATGCCGAAGATAAAGCCGATAATTATAACTATGATTTATTACATGTTCATAATACATCAAACAATAAACAAATTCAACTCGCATTATGATAACACTTATTCCAAATTTTATTAGAAATGTAGATGATATAATGATCTATATAAAACTGCATGATCATTTATTTCAGCCCCGAGAAAACGAAGATAAACATGAAAGTTTAATTCCGGGAATTTTTTCAAAGTTTAAAACTTTGAAAGATAACCAAATGAGTGAAGATTTGAAAAATTGTATTTTTGAGAATTCTGATTTTCCACAGGAATTAAAAGATTGCTATTCATTTATTCAAATTCAAAGATATGATCCGGGAGATTATATTTCGCCTCATCGGGATGCATATATTGTGAGAAAAATCCATTTGATTACATTAACTGATTCGGAAGTTGATGGTTTGGTTTGTGAAGACCAAAATCATAATTTGGTTAAAGTTTTTGATAAAGCAGGTCAATATATAGATTTTCCTTATGATTCAGTTCATTGGGTATGTCCGGTAAAATATCAAAGATATTCTTTGGTAGTGGCAGAATAGTAGTTGCGAAACATGATGGAGTGTGGTATATTTTGCCATATGAAAATCGTAATTCCTAAAAATAATACCGAAAGTAAAGCTCCATCAAATTACTATTTTATTACGGATCTCAGCGGGTCAATGTATTCTGCGCAAAAACAATTGCGGGAAACCCTCAAAGCTGCAAAAGATTTGATTTCTCAAGGAGACACTTTTAGCCTTGCATATTTCTCCAGCTATGGTGACTTTAATTGGATTTGCAAAGGTTCCACAATTTCTTCAAAAGGTTTGGACAAAATCATTGAGGACAATATTTATGTTCGTGGACTCACTTGCTTTACCCAAGTTTTGGAAAGTTTGAAGACTGTAGTCAAGGATGTCGAAACACTTAGTCAAAATTCTGACAATGTTCTTTATTTCTTGACGGATGGTTATCCAAATGATCATTCACCAACCCATGAAGTATTGAGTTTGAGTAAAGAACTCCGAGATAAGTTCACGCAAAAGAGAATCGTTGGTTATTCATCATATTATAACCGTTCTCTTCTTATTGAAATGGCAGAGAATATTGGAGGAGTTTTTAACCATATTTCTGATTTTACCGAAATGAAAAAGAGTGCATCTGATATGATTTCCAATAAGAAAACAGTTGTTTCTGTTAAACTTCCCCAATCTTTTGATTTGGTTTGGCAAGTAACAGACTCTGATATCCTCCCACTAGAAGTCAAAGCTGATAACACGGTTAGTGCATTGGCAACGAAAAAGGAGAGCGAACTATTTGCAGTAAATTATAATGAATTGAATACACTTCCAGCAGAACAATTGAATAATCCTACATTTGTTTATTCTTTGGCACAAATTCTTTCTCAGAAGAATAAGGCTAATCTTGGTGTTCTAGTCCTTAGAAAGGCAGGAGATAATGTTTCTGCAAAGAAACTTCAAAAGGCATTTACTGTTTTGCAAAAAGGTCAAGCAGAAAACTTCTTGAAGGAAAAAGCAACCAGTCTTTCTGCGGTAGAAAAATCCGATCAAAATACTGGCATGACTCTTACCGAATTCTTAAAGAATATCAAAAAGGATATTGGTAAAGTTACCATTGACTTGCATAATTCTCAATACAAGTCTATTTCCCGAAAAGGAAATGACACTAGTAAAATAGAATTCGAAACCAGTGTTGCTCCTGCAAAGATTGTGAATATTGTTGGCAACGAGAATCGTGCAAATATTAGTTTCCTCACAGTTCGTGAAGGAAAGATTAAAACTATTCTTGACGAAGATTTGAAAAATCGAGTACTAGAATTTAATGCTAGGTCCACAACTCCGATTATTCTTCCAATTGAAAGCACTACATATCGAAATTATGCATTTGTGGCAAATGGTGATTTCAACTTTGGAAATATTGTTCTTCATAACGAGAATACGGATAAAGTGATCAATCTTGTTCCGAATGACGTTATTGATCTTTTTGACGAAGAACAGAAAGACCTTTCCATACAAACTTTCTCCAATTTGTATAAAGCTCTGATTTCTGAAAAAGCTCATGCGAGTGTTCTTCGAATGTATATCAAGGCACATGCAACCCAAAAACATTCTGTTGACAAGCGAGTAGAACTCTATGGTACTGAAGGTGCTGCACTGTTGGAAGAAATGGGACTGGACTATGCTATGCGTTATTCTCCAAAAAGCGAATACAAGAGTAAGGATGAGAATGCAGACTTTATCCCATTTGTAGAATTGACCGCTCAATTAAAGGGCGCAAGTAAGATTACTGCAAGCGAAAGCTATAAGAAGTATCTTGCCAATGGCAAACAAAATCCCGGCGATGTTATTTGTTGGCCGCTCTTCAAGAAGTATGACGAACAATTGAATAATCTGGGTAAAGAAACCTTTGTAGAGTTTTGCCAGAAAACTTTGGAAGGGGTCGAAGATACTGTCGAACTTCTTGCACAAAAAATCTCGTCACAAAAGTTCTATATGATGGTTACTAATTCATGGTTTACCGATATTGATAAATCCGAGAAATTCGAATACAATGATTTGGTATTCAAGATTTCAGAAGTTAATGAATATCTGTAATAATACTTGAAAAGTTAAAAGAATAGGCTAAAATAAAGGGAGGACCAAAAATCCTCCCTTTATTATGTCCGAAAATAATTTCTTTTTATATGCATTATTTAATCTTTCTACTAGAAAGTTCACAACTTTTACATTTGATGTTTCTATGTTTCCAGAAACATTATTACAGAAAATGCTTATTAAAAAATATTCTTTTAGTGAGTTGGGTTTAACTGATAATAAAATAAATTTGAACCGATTTAAGTGGGAAGGAGACTACGATTCAGGAAGATTAATTGATATTGTAACAGAAAAGAAATCAATTGTTTCTGAGAGAGAAGTAGATGTAAAATATAGCAGTATCTTTTTTGGAAAATATAATAATGATTTAAATACTATTTTGTATGAAATTATATTAAACTTAGACATGAAAACGGAAAATGGTAAAGAAATGCAGAATTTTTTAAAAACATTATTAGAAAAGAAAAAACAAGATATAGAATATTACAAGTCATCAAATCTTCATATATTTGAATCAAATGAAGATGTTATAAAACGCCAAAGAGATGCATTTAGTTCAACCAAATAAAATAACAATATAGAATAAATATCTATATGAAATTTGATGAACTGTTCCATTTAGTAGTTGAACACCGAGATATTGTTGTAGAAGAAGGAGTAAAGGATTTTTTAAGAAAAATCGGAATGCTGGCAATTGCAGGAATAACATGGAGTGTTCCAAGTGATGTAGAAATGAAGGTGGCGAAATTGGCAGAAAATCCACAGAAATTTCAAGAAATTAAAACAGAAGTTGATCAAAAGTTAAAAGATCCAGATTTTGTAACAAAATTGCAAAATTTATACAAAACTAAAAACTCATTTAATCAGCAACCAATTGCTCCAGTCACAACGACATTAGTGAATAAGTCATCAGTTGATGAATATAGTCGGTATAAAAATTTCATAGACACTGCAATGCAGTATATTATGAAGCATGAAATTCAAGGAATAGGAATTCATACAAAAAGTTATCCAGATAATAAAGGATATAATACAATTGGAATAGGTCATTTAATAATACCTTCGGATCTTAAAGACGGCACATTTAAACCAGATGAGGTGTTAACAAAAAATAAAAAACTGGTTAAAGTAGAAATATCTAAAGCTAGAGCAGTAGAAATATTCAAAAAAGATTTGATGAAAAAATTAATAACTGTCCGGAAACAGTTTTTAGGATTTGACGAATATCCATTATCGCTCAAGGTGGCGATTCTGGACGGGTTTTTCCGAGGTGATCTGGCAGGATCAGTCACGGCCAAAAAGCTCATTAAGAAGGCAATGGATGCATACTTCAAGGGTGAACACAGAGTAGCAAGAGTGTATTTAAAAGCTGCTGCAAAAGAATACCTTAACAGTCGTGAATATAAGAAATATTCAGACCCTAAACAAAAAGGATATGGTATTGCATTACGTATGAAACGAAATGCGGGCGAAATAGAAAATGCGCTTCATCCTAATTACTCCTTAGATGTTAATAAAAACACTTACAAATGAAATTTACAGAATTTTACCAATTGTTTATTGAAAATACAACTCCAAGACCTTATGCATGTTTAATGTTAGACTTAGGGTTTCTTCTTCCGGACTTTCAGAAAATACAAGAAAAAATATGTCCCTGCGATGTTTATGATTTAACACCGAGACATGGGTTAGAGCAAAAACCGCATATTACCGTCAAGTATGGATTACATGATCAAAATTTCAGTTTTTTTGAAAAAAAGTTGAAATTTGAACCAATTACTTTTTCATTAACTAATATTTCATTGTTTAGGAATAAAGCATACGATGTTTTGAAATTTGATGTAAAATCAAAATCATTAATGGAATTAAACGATATTATAACTAATAATTTTGATGCAACGGATAGCTATCCAAGGTATCATCCTCACTCTACTATTGGATATCTTCTTCCCGGCAAAGGAGAACAATATACCAAAATAAAAACCGACATTATTGGAAAAACATTTACCAGTAATAGGTTTGTGTTTTCCAATAATGTCGGTAATGAGACGTTTAAAACAGTTATTTAAGCCAAATATAAGGACGAACTCCTCCTTTTGTATTGCAAATAGTTAAATGCAAACCGTGACCGACACTTGCACCTAAGTAATTAACAATTTCGTTTAATTGAACACTTTTTACATTTAAATACCAATTTCGGAAGTTTTTAGTATGTCCTCCTTGTATAATATATGGATTATATTCAAAAGGTATTTTATTATCCATATAAAACTTTTTAATAAATTTAACTTTAAACGAATCTAAAACACCATGAATTTTAGGATGAAATAGCGTGATATGGCTTCCATGCGCGGGGAAATTAGAAAATATACGATATTCTTTATCAATTAATGATTTGTAATATCGTATAAAATCCATTGATACTTTTAAACGAACTGCACCATTGGATATTTCTAATTTTCCTTCTGATTTAAGAAAATAATTCATATTGTTCAATTATTTGTAGGATATTTTCGCCGTAATGGTAGAGATTATACACAGGAACGTTATATTGTCGAGCGATTCTTATCGCCTGTCCTGTTCCACCAGTATCTTTTCCGTCTGCCGTGTAGCAGATAACCATATCACTAAAACTCCAACCAAAATATCGACCATTTGTATTATAACGCCCCGAATCATCTCCTAATATTTGGTATGTATTTCTGGCATGTAATTTTTTAGCAGCATCTGATAAAGAACTCCAATTGGGATGATAGTATTCTGCCCTTTCGAGTGCTTCATTGCTTATATGATATAGTTCCGAAGAATTATTGTTAAAATTTTTCCAAGGAAGATATATTTCTTTTTTGCCACCAAACTTATCATATGCATTTTCCCAAAAAGTGTCTGCACCACTTGCTCCTCCGGAACGAAGAATATAATTACGAGAAATTAATTTCTCTGATATTTTTTCAATTAAAGGAATATACGATTCAGGAGTGCTTCGACTTCCTATTCCGACGAAAAATTTATACATGTTCGCATCCATGATGATCTTCAATAACAATAGTTTTACTATGCATAATAGTTTCAATTTCTTCTATTTTGAAGAATGCAGTTCCATTATACTTTATTGCATTATCGACTCCAACATCTAGGATTTTACCTTGATTTTTACATTCAGGATTTGCAGGAAATAAATGACCATGAGAATGCCCACAAATAGCCACATAATTAGAATGCTTTACTTTGTCCCAAATTCGGGGAGCCATGTGACGGCAAAATAGAAAAGTATTTCCAATTTTGAAATAACCTTCTTCGCCCCAATAAACGATATCATTTTCTTGAACATCTTTCAATTTTTTCCGAAGTCCCGGAAACCCTGAATTAGTATATTTTCCCACTGAAAATGGGAAAGTTTGGAACGGATGATCAGAAACAGTGTTTATTCCGTCTAATGACCCGTGATCATGTCCTGCATCTCGCATAGAATAATCAAAAGTTTGCTTATAATAATTTCGAAGGGAATCTTTATAAAAACGAGAGTGATATGATTCATGGTTGCCGAAAATGTAAAACATTCGGGCATTTATTTTTTGCAACAATGCAGCACTTTGTTCAGGGGGAGAATTTAGGCTAAAATCTCCGAGAAAAATTAACAAATCGTTTTTCGTTAGTTTAGAAACTTCATTTTCCAAAAACATATCATGATCTTGAAAAGAAGAAAAACCACGCGGCTTCCACAAAAAATCTTTTTGATGATTGTAGTGGAAATCACTGGAAAAGTAGATATTGTCGTAACTATTACGATTCAGTTTGTAAGGAGTGTTCATAAATTATGATACATGATACCGCAAAATTGTCAACCCTCTTGACATGAAAATGTTGTAGTGTATATTAAAAGAATGGCTAAATTAGACAAGCATGAAAAAAAGTTTTTAGATCAGTTGGGTAAATTATTTTCCCAATATAAAATGATGATTGATTGGGAGAAATTAGAAATTAAGGAATTGAATAAAAAAGATTTTATTAAATTCTTAAAAAAGATAAAACCAATTCAAAAGGAAGATAATGAAACGGAGGAAAAATCTTGACAAATACAAAGAAATAATGTAACTTATAAAGTATGAAGAATTATACAGACTTGAACATAATTTTAGACAGAAGTGGGTCAATGAACAGTATTGCCCATGATATTACCGGAGGAATTAAAACTTTTTTGGAAAAAGAAAAAAATAGCGGAGATGAAACAAAAGTATCATTTTACCAATTTGACGATCAATACGAAACAGTATTCACCGACAAGGACATTAAAGATGATATTAATATTTCCATTTCCCCAAGAGGATCAACTGCATTATTGGATGCAATTGGAAAAACAATGACAATTGTTGGAGAAAAACTGGTAAAAATGGCAGAAGAAGATCGTCCTAATCGGGTATTGTTTTTAGTTATAACAGATGGATTTGAAAATGCATCCAAAGAATTCTCTGCATCCACTGTTTCGGAAAAAATTAAACATCAACGTGAAAAATATGCATGGGATTTTGTTTTCCTTGGTGCAGGAGAAGAAGCAGTGCTAAAGCAACATCAATCTCTTGGTATTACAGGTTCATCTTCTAGAGGTTTTGCCAGAGATTCGACAAGCATATCAGAAGGTTTTAAATCAGTTTGTGACAGCTATACCTCTTATAAAACATTGGATCGAACAGATGCATCAACATATTGCCGCACTTTTAGCTTTGACGAAAAAGAGAATGATAAAGAAGTTGTATGAGAATTGCTATAACAGGAACGCAAAACAATGGAAAAACAACATTAGTTGAAACTTTTAAACAGTTTTGGCCTATGTATGAAACCCCGACGAAGTCTTACCGAGACTTGATTAGAGAAAAAGAATTAACTTTGAATGAAAATGGCACACTAGAATCACAGAAAATTATTCGTGATTTTCTTGTTGATCAAGCACTTGAAAATTCAGGAAAAACAAAAACTCTACATGATCGGTGTGTATTGGATAATTTGGCATACTCCCTATGGTTAGCAGAATATAATAAGCTATCAGAGGATGAAAATGCAAATAGTGAATTTCTTGCAACATCACTTCTCTTGACAAAAGAGAGTCTGAAGTTTTATGATATAATTTTTTGGCTTCCATTAAATCCGAATATACAATTATCACCGTCCCCAAATCGTTCAACTAGTGAAAAATATCGTGAAGAAATTGATAATGTTTTTCACGGAATTTATGAACATTATAAAAAGAATAGCGGAGTGGTTTTTGATAAAGAAGATCAACCTGCATTTATTCTTTTAGAAGGTGACGTTCATGAAAAGATAAACACTATTCGGGAATACTTAAATCCAGAAGGTGACTTGATTGAAACTGAACAATCAGTTTTGGGTGACTTGGAAACAATGTATGACGAAATTGCATTGAGAAGTCAAATCAAGAATGTAGTTTGAAAAGACCCAGAAAAATAGTAAATAATAGCGTATGGTAATAATAAATCAAAACACTGTTAAACTTTGCAGAGCAGGTTCTTGCTGCCCTTCAATTGAAAAAATCCCAGATAATAATAGTTTTGTACTTCGTGATGATCATGGAGGAACATTACTATTAACACAAGATGAACTATCAATCTTAAAAGAAGCGATAACTCATTTCGAAAATCAATAAAAATAAAAAACCCGGATTTTTATCCGGGTTTTTTATTTAAGAGGTTATCAATTTTTTATAATCGCTATATCGTTTAGAAATGTATTTTACAAATGCACTTCTCATAACAAGTTCAGGATCACGCAATTCAAAGTAGTGTATTCCATGTTTTTCAGATTCTGAATTATTGAAAAGATTAACTAGTTTAGAAAATTCTTGTTGAAAGTTTTTAGGCAAATCGCATTGATCAGAATCTGCAATTAAAAACATTTTGGAATTTTCTTCCAAGCGAGTCATAATTGTAATAAGTTCATTCATAACAAAATTCTGTCCCTCATCAACAATAATAACTGCATTATCAAGACTTCGACCGCGAAGATAGGAAACCGGAATAACTTCGATAATTCCATCTTTAGTAAAATTGTCTATTTCTTCAGGTTTTAGGAGTTTATTTAGTGCATCATGAAATGGACCTGCATAAACAGCAATCTTTTCTTCCCAACTGCCCGGTAGCGCACATAATTTACTTTGAGCAGATTCTACGGCACTGCGAACATAATATATTTTCTTACATTTATTTCGCTGAAGAATTCGTAGTGCTGCAAAAGTAGACATTATTGTTTTTCCTGTTCCTGCTAAAGAATCGACTATGATACATTTAGATTTACAATCCAACATCTTTTCTAAAATCTCTTCTTGTTTATAATTCCAAGAAAATGGCTCAGATATTAAGAACGAAGTTTTCATCCGTTCTTTTACGTTTTTGGCACGGTGTATTCCCATGTATAATTATACTTACCGTGGGTTATGTGGAAAGTAATTTTTCAATGTTATTTTCGTCGATAATAATGAATTGCATATTCTTTTTTTCGCAATATTTTTTTGCAGCCTCCCATTTTGCCTGATTAATAGCCCATTGTACATTTTCATATAAAATTGTAGACTTTTTCTTGTTGCCATGAGTAGTCGGCTGTTTAGTTTGTTTATGCGGTTTAATCTCCACTAAAAATTCTTTAATAGTTTCCCCGACTCTTAATTTCATATAAAAATCTACAAAATACCGTGCAATTTCTGTTCTTCCACTTTGAGCCGTTTTTATAGGATGAACATATGGAACTATCACTTTTTCACTACTCCAAGACAACACATTAGGATTTTTATCCAAGACTTTCATAACCTTTAATTCCAAGCCGGAACGGTACTCAGGAGGCGTTTTGTTAAGACACTTGGCTGAGTCTACAGGTTTGAAGAACCCTTGCTTAAATTCACGATACGTGCGTTTCTTACTCATTTTTTAAAACTTTTATTTCATCGTTTTGTGCTTTGACTTTTGAGTTTAATTTTTTAATAGTAGTTTCTTGGTAGAAATGTGATATAATTCCTCCGACCGTTGCATAAAAAATTTCTGGAGCGACTTTTCCCATGAAAAAGCCGATTATTATAGAACAAAGTGCTATTAATGTAAAAGTATATCTAACAAGATTATACGATTGATTATTTAAGAAGTTCATTAAGTCGGTTTTCCGCAACTACTAAGTTTTGCAACATAACTTCTTCAGTTTGAACTTTCTGTTCAGTTACGGTTAAATCTAAGCCAACATATGGACCAAATTTTTCAAAAACTAATTTTACTTTAGATAAAACGCTTACAATTTGAGGTAGATTCTTTTGAAGAAGTTGACCAAGTTTTGTATCGTTTGTATGTTCACTGATATAATTCAATGCAACAAGTGTTTTATTAATTGCTACATAAGTTCCATTCAAAACCGCTTTTATTTTTTCACGATTTTTAACTATTTGTAATGCTGCGATAAATTTCTTAAACATAATAAACTACTTATCGTTTCTAGTTGCAATAAACAATGCCAGAGAATTATCATTTGCTATGGATTGATATTTTACAGTATAACCCAAGGAAATTAATTTATCTACGAAATCTTTATGAGTTAATGATTTCCCATTTACAAAGTTTATAGGTAAATCACAAAGATGAACTTCACCTACTATATTTTCTATTTTCTCAAAAATATATTCCGGGCTTTCAAATATTATAGAATATTCACTACCTTCACAATCAAGTTTCATCAATTTAACATTGGAAGAAAGATTTTGAACAATTTCTTCCAATGTTATAACTTCTATATCATTCCCCTCTGCCAAGCATAATCCTCCATAATTTTTTATTTCTGCATTTTTGATATTATCTCCTACGATTATTTGCATATTTTTTAATCTATAATTTCCTCTAACTGCTTTTTGAAAAGCCTGAATATCTTTGCCTTCTATATTATTAGATAATATTTGGAAATTTTCATGAAACGGTTCATAAGTGTATATATTTCTGGAATTGCATTCCCATGCTTTTAAAGCGAATGACCCAATATGTCCGCCAATATCTAATATAATATCAGTCTCAAGAAACTTGTCAATCTTGTACTCATTGTAATAATATACACTGTTGAATACTATTTCATCGTTTGTATTTTTACGAAATATCATATTATTTGTTTTATAGATTTTGTAACATTTTCAAATGAATAATCATTTATATTAGAGAAGTTGTAAGTTGTTGACCCATAATTTTCAATAATATTTACTAATTTATCCACTGCATCGTCAAATTTTGGATTTGCCCATTGCCCTAAAAACAAATTATGATTTGTATCCACTAAATCATAATCTATTAATAATCTCGGATCAGACATAAAATCCGTATTACCCGAATAATTCGTTGCTAATGGAATTGTATTTAATGGAATTGCTTCTGCCAAGCACAATCCGAAACCTTCACTTCGATGCATGGATAATAATACATGAGATTTTGCGATTAATTCTTGAACTTGTAATGACGAGTAATATTCGTCTATTACTGTTATGTCAGCGTCTTGGTTTAAATAAGAAATAAGACTTCGTTCTGTATCAGATATTGTAAATGTTTTAAATAAAATTCGGGTTTCGGGATACAACGATTTCACAGTTTTTGCAACACTCAAACTATCCATTATATTTTTCCGATCAATGTTACTAGATATATTTCCCATGATTAGAATAGTGAATTTCTCGAATTTGCTATAATTCTTCAAAGGAAAAGGAATGGGATGCTTTATTATTCTAATTTTATCGGAAGAAATATAATTAGAAAATATTTGTTTGCAATAATTACTTGCGGTCCATATTTCATCAAAATCAGATAACATTTCTGCTTCTTCATCTTCTAATTTACTACTTTCCCATACAAAATAACCGATTTTTTTATAATCATCTAGGTTTCTACAACAACTGCAACGAGGTTTAGTTATTTTTGAAAGTTCTAGATAATTTTTTATTGTTGTGTGAATAAATCGAATATTATGATCAATTTTTTTAGTGTATTTAGGAAAAAATACTTCGTCTGATTCAGAATTCGATGAAAAAATATTTATATCAAAAACATCAGGATTAGAAAATTGTTGAAAACATTCCACATAACGACGGAAAACTTCCCCGAGAGATGTTTTACTATTTGCTAAACCGGATAGTATAATTTTATCGGTTGGGTTCATTATAGATATTAACCGTTAACTACACATTAATTCAATAGTAAATTCATTTTGACTTGGACAACCGCTATATAATACTGCTCCAGATTTTGATGTGATATAAACCCATGGAATAGATTCATGACAAACTCCGGGACCGAGACTACCATTCTTTCCTTTTTTAGGATTTCCTGCGACATTACAAATTAATTGAAATGTTATTTTCTTTTCATCGACAGATGCAATACTTTCCGCTTCAGCAGTAGATAACACAAATGAGCTTTCTCTTTCACCTCCAGAAGGATAGTTGTCCAAGTTTACATCGCCCAAAAATAAACCATTTGCATAAAACAAATATCTGGACGCATTACAATTATGAGGTTGTGGACATGGATTTGTAATACCTTGATAAGTCGGATTTCCTGAATATATTACCCGAATAGTAATACCTTCAGTAATACACTTGTTTCCACATTCTTGTTCATCCGAAACTTTGATAAAACTGTAATCATAAAGGTTTGGATCAAAAAGAGTAGTTGATGATAGCAATGCAAAAGAATTAGTCTTTTCAACAAAGAATTTTTTACGAACGCCATTAACAAACATTTCAATAAATTGCTCATTATAGTTGGCGAATAGTGGATCGTCGGTGCGGAAATTCATGAAAATAAATCAGATAATTGTTCAATCGCTAATAATTCTTCTGGACTATTAAAGATTTGACTAGGGGAGAATGATAATGCTCCACCATAAGGAATAGCTTCACCACATTCTGTTAAAATATATTTAGGAACACTGTCACAATATTTACGATTTTCATAAATGGCATTAAGATCCAATGAATTATAGCAATCACTGCAAATATTTCTTGGACAAAATTCGATATTGGAGTAAGGATGATATGTCCAAGAATTGTTTATAATTTTATAGAAAAATGCTCCACCACTTGTAACAGCAACATCTTTTAAATCGAATAGTATAATTTCTTCTGGAGGAATAACTTCTAATTCGATATATTTAGATTTATAGATATTATACAAATTATTATATTGTGTTATATATGAATCGAAATATGCTAAATCAATTTCACTGAAATTAGCTAATTGTGTTGAACTGAAAATGTTTGTACTCTTATCAAATTCCACAAATGTAGAATAACTGCTAAGGTCTTTAATTTTATCAACGTAAAAATTTGTATAATTGTACTTTTTTAATAAGAAATTTATTAAAGAGATAATTGCATTTAATTGATTTTTGATTCCTAAAAATCTATACACTTTTTTAACAGTTGTAGTATATTTTAGAGCAATTTCTTCTAATTTAGACGAATCATAATTTAATATACGGGCACCCTCCAGCATTTCGTCACTATAATTTTTACATAAGAAATCGCAACGCAAGATTTGTGTTGGTGAAAAATCTGTTGCAGGAAAATAATCATTTAACCATGTTTCAATTTCTACAAAATTAGCCACATAATTAAATGTTTTATAAAAAGCTATTTGAACAGGTTCTTCCCAATATCCTTGTAGATTGTAAACAAGATCAGACGAATTTTTCCAATTAGCTGAATAAGAATTTAGAAACGTAGAAAGATCGCTCAATTTTGACGCAATTTCATTAAATTTCAACAGAGAGTTCCATTTACTAATATCACTATACAAAAGATCAATTCTAACATTAAATTCATTCATGTTAGAATTGATTTGAGCTAATCCATTACCAAGATATTTGTACTCTGAAATTTCTTGAATCATAATTAATAAAGTGCGGAATCATAAATCCAACTAGTTCCTTGAGGATTGACAACAAATTTTAAACCTGCGAAATTACTAATAAACTGATCGGCAGCAGATATATCAATTCTTTGATTTCCCAAATCTACATTCACGGTTTTTACTCCTCCTCTGGTTCCTCGACCAATACAATTCACTGTATATTCGACCTCAATTGTTTTTGTTCCTAAGTTTGCTTCTTGAGAAAATATCTTATTGACTTGAGAATATTGAGGAGTAAAAACAAATAATTGTTGTCCAACAACAAAATTTCTACAACTTGTAGTGGCAACTGGAATAGTTTCGTTTATCCAAACAGAAACTACATTAATAATATCTTCTTCAGAACCATCAATATTAAATGGATAAGGATAGATTAATGAAACGGGTTTTAACCAATATGCACTCAAAGTTTTAACAGTATTATATGTTTCTTGCCAACAACTACTATTTGTCTGCACATTATTCACTAGATTTTCCCAAATTGCACTATTTTGTGTAAATGCGGAATATAGTGGATTCCAAATATTATTTGCACTATATTCAAAATTACATGTATACACTTCCAATGCTTTAAAATTATAATTTATTGAAGATAATGAATCTCCAATATTTTCATAATCTTTGATTGGGAAAACTATTTGATTATCAGTTAATTTACAAATCTCTCTAGTGTAGGATGACATTATATATTATTTAGCAGAGGGATACGCAATCTTCAAAAACGAAATCAGGAGTTTTGCAGCAATTATTTTCTAAATCGCTCCAACTAAAAGGATATCTGCAATTTCCACATTCTAATTCTTCCCATGTTAATGGGAATAAACTATTGCATTGAGTTTGTAGGAAATTCCAGCATATTAGTGAATGATTTCCGGGAACACCACCACGAAGCACGCACCATGATGAAATGCCGCTTAATTGTGTACTTCCAGTTATTTGATTACTACGAAGTTCTTTCCAAGAAATCGGATTTTTATTCAATGATGGTCGTTGAATAGAATCAATATAGTGATATTTCCATGACCATTGCAAATTATTGTTATGATTTGGGTAAATGCTAAGATAATTAATGTTATCTTTTAACTCCACAATACTATTGTATAGATTTTCAATACTACGATTAATTGTGTCATATAATACTGGCTCATTTGTTCCTAGTAATATAGGACGATTAGTCAATGCACTCGGAGATACTGAACTAGTAGATTGATAAATTACATCACCTTTTTCATCAATATTAATATATAATTTTTTAAATATTCGGCTATTCAACAAGTTTGCATTATCATATATTTTTTGGAATGAATCGTTATAAATGTATGCAGTTACAAATTCTTTTTCTGATACGAAAATATTATTCCATTGGAAACCTGCTTTGTCTTCATCCTCATCAATGATTTTGTCTATTTCAGTGAAATCAATATAACGATAAATGTATTGAGGAGTTAAAACATATAGGTTTGTATAGTCGAAGAATACTTCAATTATTGGATCAAAGAATGTTTTAGATGAAATTTTTGTTCCGTTGAGAGAATATTTGAAAAGAGTATTATTTGAAATAGCATATACGATTCCATCATAAATTTGATTTAATACCGCATTATTACATTCAGGAACAAAGAAAGAATTAATTATTTTTTCATTTTTATCGAATACAGTGATGTAATTATCTTCTGTTAATACGATAAAAATTCCATCTTTTTCGGAAATAGAAATTGGACGATTGTTTGCAGAGAAATTATCTAACTGAATATTATTTAACCAGTTTAGATTTTTATTATAAACTTTGATGATATAAGAATCTTTATCAACAATATATAATTGTTCATCTTTATCAACACAGAAATCAGTAGGACTGTTTAGTTTAGTACGATCAGTTCTTTCACCGACACCTCCCCAATAATGAGTAAGTTTGATATTTTGAGGAACATTTATATCAAATTCACAAACAAAAAAAGTATTTTTTCCACGATCAAGAATGAACAATCTTTTTTCATTAGAATTATATCTAATGGTAATTGGTTCTTCTAAAACTTCACCATCTCCTAAACGATTGAAAGAATATAATAATTCAGGTGTTTCGTCAATTGAATATATCTGAATATAATTTTCATTAACAGTTAATAGTTTGTCTTCTATGATTTGTGCAGATTTCAAATTTTTAAAATAAATATCCTGAATATTATCAGGAGAATAAATAGTATGCCATTTGAAATTCCCAAATAGCGAACCTAAGAAACCAGCATTTGCTTTAGGGAAATTGATATTGTTTATAGAACAACTTGCACTCAAGTATTCCATATTTGTTTGGAATTTCGTTAAGCATTGATTTATTTTATCAGCAAATTGCCAATCATTAGGGTTAATTCTAGTTTCTTCTAAATTATATGGTAAAATTATTTCATCATAAAATTCTCTTTGAATGCTAGGGTCATATTTTTCAAAAGAGTTTTTTACATAAATCATATTATGCCAAGTTTGAACTGTAGTTGAGCCATCATTTAAAATTCCAGTTAATGAAGGAGATTTATTTCCTTCTGAAGAGTATGAAGTAGTTAAAAATTCTGATAAAGAACTTTGTAGAGATCCTTCCCCATTATCGAATACAAATGAAGAAAATCCAGAAAAAGGTAATGACGAAAAGTTCGTATTACTTCCATTATAAAAAGTAGCAGTTTCCCCGGTAGATAGCAAATTCTTACCAGTGTACAAATAAAGATTAGGACCATTATATGCAATCAAATCCACAATATTAGAAAATAATGGTACATTTTGAGTGCAATAATCATAACCGGGAATATTAATTCCTATATTTCCTGATAAGAATACTTTACAATGATTAACGGAATTTTCATTAATAATAAAATCAGAGTTCTCAATATTAATTTTTAGTAATTTAGAAAATATTGATTGATTTCCATTTAAAGATTTTGTTTGAAAGAAATTAGCACTACTCAATACCAAATTGACATTATAATTAACAAGAGTTGTATATGATGTGTTTATTGTACAATTTAATTCCGGGGTTTCTGCATATTTATTAACATTAAAATAATTGTTACTCAGTGTTATAAATACGTCTGGACTTGGGAAATCATAGAATTGAACGTCTTCACGAAACACCGAAGAATTATCAGAAGATGCAGAATTGTAAATTGAAACAGGATTGCTTTCAATAAAGATTGAATTGTATGCAGAAACTGAAACTTTATTGTTTGATGAAACATCATTGTATGTTACAGGGATAACTGCAAAACTACTATTTGTTTCATATATCTTAGAACCTATTTTCCAAACATAACGATCAAAACCGGGAGTTGCAGAGAATTGGAAATTTTCCGTATGACATGGTTTATATGCACTCATTCCTAATGAGTTTAAATAAGAATTATTCTGGAATGATAATGCGGTAGTATTTCCGTCTCTATCTCCAATTTCTTGTTGATAAATTGGAACATAAATATTACTTGGTATTCCAATATAACTAAAAGGTTGAATACTTGATAACAAATAGAAACACATATAATCTGTGAAATTATATGCTTTAAAATCCCCATCAACTGGAGTTGCATTAAATGCAGACAAATAAACACATGCACTTGCCGTATTTAACGTAATGTTTAACGATGAACCTGTTGCATTACCAACTGTTCCATTGCTATACTTGTAATCCCATTTAACATCAGCACTATTAACATTCAAGTTTGCATAAATGGCTGATAAAAGAATCGTTCCAGAAGTGGAATAGAATATATTAGTGTATTCGTCACTACGGTAAACATTTGAATCACTTTCTTTTTTGGCATCAATAAACAAATATTGTTTGAGAGGATATTGACGAAAACTAAACATTTTTGTAGCATTAAAATTAAAATCATCACGAAACAAATTACATGAGATATTGAATAAAACTTGTTTAGGATCGGATTCTACAGGAATTGTAGAAAAGGTTGCATTTATTAGAGAATAATTATTAGAACTAGAATATATAGTTGATTCTTTAATAGTTTTTAAATTATCTTTTGTATATAACACTACACTTCCACGATTATCGTTTGCAGTTTCATTCCATATAATATTAGCGTTTGTAGGAACTCTATACGAATATCCATTACGATTAACAAATGCACTAAGAGTAGAATAGTTGGTGCTATTAAAATCATTTGTTTCTCCTTTTATTTCTAAATATGCGCTTCCAAAAACACTGCTTGGAGGAAACCAGAAAGTATTTGCGGACAAATCATATTCTTCGGAATATAAAACTATTTCAGTTTTATCAATTCCTAAATTTGAAACTTTGGAATAAACATGTAATGGATAAAATGTATTTCTTTGAAGAATATTATCATTCCTATCTCTGAAGATTATATTGTCTGGAGGATTCGCATCCCATTTTACCCGATATTCATTGCTTGGAGTTGGAAATATATTTGCTTCGACAATTGCAGTAGAATCGGTTGACGATGTTAAGAATAAGTTAAAAACGACTTTGTCTTTATTTAGTAAAAACTCTATCTGATTTTCTTCTTCAAAAATAGCACCTGCGGCAGTTTGTAATTGTATACGAACTTTATGCTTATTTCCACTTCCGTTATTTTTGAAAATTATTTGTTGGTGAGAGTTAGCAGGAAACCATTGTTCACTAACATAAGTTGTTGCAGGAGCAGAAGCACGATATGCTAATAATGTATTATCTCCACTAGTTTCAATGAAACGTTTAAACAATATATTGCTTGTTGTTGGCATGTCATATGAATTTTGATAATAATTATCAACCATAACAGTTTCAACAGTTGTACTTGAAATTGTTTGTGATGTAACGAAACTTGAAGGAGCAAATGTTACCGTGAATAAATCTTTGGTTGGAGATACAAAATTATAATTAAATAGATAAACTGGAGAATTTGGATAAACTCCTTGATTAACACTTAATGAAAAATTATTG